GATGCCGATGCCGATGCCGAAGCCGATGCTTCTGCTGCCCCTGCCCCTGCCCCTGCCCCTGCCCCTGCCACTGCAGAAGAACCTGTGAAGGAAGAAAAATCAACATCATTTCTAGGCAATCTATTAGGTTCGTCTGAAAAAGACACGAGCAATGTAGACGACGCAAGTGCTAGCGTCAGCGGCAGTGAAGACGATGATAATAATGAAGTTGATTTTGATTTTATTTCTCAAAAGATGAATAAACTTCGCGAAAATTATGATGCCTTAAAAAAAGAACACGCTGAACTAAAAAATAGGTTAGAAACTGAACAAGCAGCAGCAAGGAAGTTAGATGATAGTAAGGTTTCTATTTTAATTGCTGCATTTACCGCTTCGCAAGGAGCACTAACGGCATTTAAAGAAGCACTTATCGACCATTTAAAAAATAATAATTATCCGCTTGACGGATTAGATACTGTTCCTCAAGAAACTAGTCCTCAAGAAACTAGTAGCACAGAGCAAGAAGGAAATGAAAAAGCCTCAGCCCCAGAGGCCGAGTCAGAGGCCGAGTCAGATGTCGTGTCAGAGGCCGGGTCAGATGTCGCGTCAGATGTCGCGTCAGAGGCCGGGTCAGATGTCGCGTCAGATGTCGCGTCAGATGTCGTGTCAGAGGCCGGGTCAGATGCCGAGCAACAGACCGAGCCAAACGCCGCGCTAGATGCCGTTTCGGTCTCCAGTTCAGATTCCAAAACCGAACAAGTAGAAGAACCTTCATCCCTTCCTGAAATTCCCGTCAATGAAGAAGTGTCTACAAATTCGTCGGAGTCGGTTACTTCTCCTGCTGCCCCCGCCACCGCTGTCCCTGCCGCCGCCGCCGTTTCTTCCACCGAGGGTCAATCATCACTGACGCCGCCGCAGACCCCCGGAGCAATTGAAGGCGGTCGTAGCCATTATGTTCATTCTTCAAATCGGAAAGCAGCAACGCACCGTCATCACAAACGCCGCAATCGTCACCAGACATTACGCAAATAAAGTATATAATAATATCAAAAATAGTTCATTATGAAATCGTATATTTTCATAAAGAACGGAACGGAACGGAACGGAACGGAACGGAACAGTTCATCGCCTCTTTTTATAAAGAATTCTATAAAAAATGTATAATAAAACAGCGGTAATGCCATAATAATAGACTTGCGAAGCAGTATCGCCCTGCAGTGTAGAAAGGTCTTCTCCTCGCGCAAGTTCGCTTCGTTCAAATAAAGAAGATAATTTGTTTATCATATCATCATAAACCGACCCAATACTCATCCCTTCTTCGTTTTGCATGTCTACCACCGACGACGACGACATCGACGACGGTATTGGTTTGTCGTAAAACGACGAAGCGTTGGCATCATGTTTCGCCATCACTTCTCTGGCATTCATACTATGACCTGTCGGTGCGCCTTTCCGATGAAATGAATCATACGATAGTTCGCTCTTTCCGGACGATTTCTCCATATTATAGCTTAATGGACTACGGTGAGATGTTTGATATGCAACTCCAGATGAACCTGCTAAAGTGCCAACTTCATATATAACACTTGGGTTTTCTTTTTCGGTTTCAGCGGAAACGCGTCCGTTCATTCCATTGAACGATTCCGGAAGCTTACATCGCTTTCCAGTAGCAGGATTCACCCGCCCTTTTAATGAACACGGGTTCAATTCCACAATATCGATTAATGCTACATGCCGCGTTTCGCTACTAGACACATTTTCATTGTTGATTGTTTCCAATGTAATTTCAGCGCAGTCCGGATAAGTTCCAGCAGTAAATCCATTAAATAATTGAACCGGGTTCAAAGCAGCTAAATTTCCAAGAGCACCAGGAATAAGACCCCTTAGAGATTGAAACCCACGCCCGTCTCCAGCGTCAGCGAGAAATGGAACGGAACCATCCGGGATATTATTCACATACATAAAGCGGTTCACCTTCTTCTTTTCTTTGTCTCGTCCAGCATCGCGTTTCGCTTTCTCTTCGTTCAATGCGTTTTTCATTTTTACAGCTTCGTCCTCCGTGATTTTTTTTGCCCCGACTTTATAATCCACCTCCTTATACGCGGTTTCCCACGCTGCATCTTCTTCGCGTTCTTTTTTCCATTTCTCAAGTGTCGTTTCACTACACTTTCCGGTTGTCTCTACGAAGAATTTATTTCCGAGAGGTTTTCCAGTAGAACTCGCTGGCCCTGTTCCTGAAATAAGAACTTCGACATACGAGAGCAGACCATCTACATTTGTCGCTAATGCACCGAGAGAAAATCCGGGTGACATCCCCATTTCTTCGGGTTGTCTGATACTTTTCCAATAATCATATGACTCACCTAGATATCCAGGCATTTTTAATACTCTACTATGTATTCCTTAGAATAAAAATAATCATTATCGTTATTCAACATTTATATTCACTTGCCCTCCCGGAGACAATGACTTATTCAAGTCTTCAATCTGTTGTCCTAATTCCTGTATTTTATCACCGGTCTGTTTCACTTGTTCTGTTTGTTCTTTCACTGCATTTACGTATTTTGATAAGTTATTTATTTTTCCTTTTAGTTCTACATAATTCGTGCAATCTGTATCACACGGCGTCTTCTTCGATTTTTCGATATTTTCGCGGTCGGCTCTTGACATCGAGCCCGAGCCCGAGCCCGAGCCCGTGTCTCGAGACGCACTGGTAAATCCTTCAATCGCTTCACGAAAGATTGCAGCATCACTACTGTAATCAATATAATCATAACCATAAATACGGTCATCATCGTTTAACTTTTTTGAAGCAGAAACTGTTCTCAATTCCGAAACAGGAATAAATAAATTGGCAAGAAGAGGATGGTCGAGTATTCTCTCGTGATTAAACAATAGTAAAATGAATAATCCGCATATTACGAGGATAAAAGCAACAATAAATCCTTTATACTTTACAACTGGATGTGTTTGCTTATCATTTACAAATTGTATTATATTTGGCCTAAATACTTCATTTATCGTGTCGCCTTTTCCACCAACAGTGTCATTGTGAATAAAAGGATTATATGTCATCATTACGCTGTTTGCTTTACTATCCTATTATTTATTTGGATTTTTCGACTAACTTTTGGACACTCTTCTGCATTTGTTGAATAAGAAATTGTTGTCGTGCTATGGTTGTGTTATTATTTTGAATGTCTTGTTGAAGTCTAGCCGCGTTTTCAATGAGCCCGGTTAATTTTGTTCGTAGTGCTTCGACTTCATTACAGGTTTTCGGGCATCCGCTTGCGTCGCCGCCGCCACTGCCACTGCCGCCGCTGCCGCCGCTGCCGCCACTGCCGCCGCTTTTATTGTCATCAGTTTTGTTCTTTAACCCTTCTTTCCCAGCTCTTTTGCCCGCCATATTCTCTCGAACATTTAGATAAACATCCTTGACAACGTTGCGAATTGTAATATCTAATATTGCAATGACGACACCGACAATAAGCAATAGCGTAAAGTTCGAGAGATTTTTCGTATAAAACTGGATATATTCAAACATTATATTATCTAAATTAAACTATCTACTTGATATATACGAATACATAATAAAAATGAGCAAACAATTTGTTTCGTGGCCGCTTAATTTTAGAACGATGAAAGTCGCGATTCGTTCCACCAAACAATCAACAACACGAAGCGTGTTCCCCGGATATACACGCCCAGCAGAAAACGGCCCATCTACCGAAGGCAATCCGTTAAACGATTTCGGCCGTGATACAAAATGCTGTGAATTTCCACAAACTAAAAATGTCATCAAACGGTCGAGTTTTCGTGCTCGACCGATAAAACACTGGCGTAAAAGTTTAATGCCGACTTCTACGAATAAATCACGCCCTACTATCGGTTTTATCGACCGACCAGGCGGTATTGTTTTTAGAGGAACAGCCTGCGGATGTGATACGCGTGTTGCATCCAAGCAAAACTATGTCACCGAAGATATTCGCCGACCCTTTCTGCGTGAGTGTATGCCCGCCGAAATGATACAGAACCCCGGTTATAAACAAGTAGGTGTTCCGGGACAGCCTGGGTCGTATCAAATCAATACCGGCATATACGAGACGAAAAATCTCTCGTTCAACCCGAAAAAACGCATCATCCGCAGTGGAAATACGAATGTAAGCCGCGCGTATCATACCAGCACTGCTTCCTATCTTCAGGCGAGATGCCGAACATACCAGCAACAACAGACATTTTCGAAAATGTCGGGAACGCCAAATCAGTATCTTCAGGCGGATGGCACACCAGTGAATCCCAGTGATTCGAATACCGGTTCTCAGGTATATTATTCAACCAATTGTGGGAATGCCGAGAGAATATACCCGGATGCCGCTGACCGTGCAAAATGTAGGACAACGGTAATCCATAAACCGAATAATGCGAAATACGGTGTTCAAGGGGCGGTCACAGCGGGGACGCGTCTCGAGAGATTGAAATTGGACACTATCACGAAAAATGGTGCTTCGTTTAAGTCGGCGTTTGGTGTTGCTGCTGGGAATGCCGGCCAGTATCACGGTTCATCGATGGGTGCTCCCTACTTCATCAAGAACAAAATCTTCAAACCTGACTGTAACTTATACAATCGGGCGGTTAAGAGGCCGCATTTACGGTGTTAAATTCAGAGGACACGAGAGAATATAATATTACCAATATATAAGCGTTTGTATATTGGTAGAATGAAACATACTAAAAAACACCGTCACCGAGACCACCACCGCAGTCACACCATTCGGCATCGCACGCATAATGATGACCGTCGCCTTCGCAACGATAACTTTTATTTATGGGCCAATAAGAAGTGGCTGAATGAAGTCCCGAAAACCCTCCCGAGAGAATTGAGGTATATCCGGCCTTTAGACAATTTTAAATTAATACAAGACGAGATGTATAAAAATGTGCTTACGATGGTGCGCGAATATACACGCGACAGTAAAGCCGCAACCGTGGAAATGAAGCATATGTTCGCGTCGTTTCGCGACTTACACCCTGAACCGGTTCTTCGACATATCGCGGATTTTTGTAAACTATACAATGACCTCGTTTGTGAAAACAATCTCTACAAATTTCTAGGTGTTATGAATCAGAACGAAATGATACGATACGCACTTCCAGTGTCGTGGTCAGTCTTTCCAGACTCGTATACGCCGGGAAAATTGTCGGCTTGCATAAATTCACCATCTCTCTCGTTATACGATTATCGTTTCTACCTCGCCGATACAATTATCGAAAAACAAATGCGAGGGGTGCGATTAAATGTGAGTAATTCCAAAGTAATTCAGTATAACGACGATGCACTTCGCGGCGGTGGCGGTGGCGGCAAAACAAAGTATTCGAATTCTTCCAGCGACGATGGCCCGGAAATGAAAACGGTCGAGTATTTAACATATAAGAAAAAAGTCACGAATGCCTTTTTGAAGTTTATCGATGATGTATTTACGAAATGCCTAGGCCGTGACTATGAAACAACACATCATATCAAGGTCGACGATGTGTATGATGTTGAGTGTAAGATACTTTCCCAAATGAATAACTTAGACTGTCGTTTCGATGAAAGTTACGCCAACATTTACCAGAGTGAGAAACAAAATAACAAACCGCCACATTTATCGCGTGGAGAAAGAGCAAACACATCAGACAGCGTGAAACACGGAAAATATTGCCAATGTGCCGGCAATGGCGGCGGCAATGGCGGCAATGGCGGCAATGGCGGCAATGGCGGCAATGACGACGACGACATCACAGAACGCTTGAAACTCCCACATTATAAAAATAATCTGCGGGGCGCAACACGAATTCTCAAAGAAGACGGGATGTCGCTTGTCGGTATCGACTGGCGAGAGATTTCGAAATGGATTGGGTATGGCGAAAAGGAGACGGATATACCGCCATATTTCATCGTAAGCCAGGTCGGATATTTATCTTCGATAATGGAAATCCTGAAGAAGGAGTGGGCGTCTGACCAGTGGAAAAGCTATTGGTATTTTATTTATCTTCGCCAACTTATCTGCTTTCACGACAAATGGCGAGAGATATACCTCGAATTCAACGATACGCTTATTCGCGGGAAAGAAACGCACTTTCCGAGAGAATATTTCCCGATTTTGGGGATGGCGTATGCTTTTCCGAAGACGATGACGAACGAATTCACTCGCCGCTATAAAAACGAAGAAATGATTTCGAAAGTTCGAGAGATTGGAAATACAATGCTCGAATGCTATAAGGAGCGTATTACACGAAACACCTGGATGTCGGCCACGACGAAGAAAGGTGCTCTTAACAAGTTGAATACGATAAAATTACGAATCGGCGAGACGAATCTCTCGGCACATGACCCTACAAACCTCGACTACGACCCGAAAGATGCGTGGGGTAATCTAATCAAACGCAGTATTCAGCGAACAGAATATATCGCGAGACATCACCAAGATACGAACCGCGATAAATTATCGGCGGATGACCTCGACATTATGAACTGGGGAACAATGAAATTGGCAGGTGTTCAGTCCTTCGTCGTCAACGCGTATTATACCGCCAACTCGAATAGTATCTATATCCCGACAGCATATATGCATAGTATGAATGTTCAGTTTGGGCGTGGGTATGAATATGACCTCGCGTCGGTGGGTTTCACATTTGGACACGAAATCTCTCACGCGCTTCATGTGAACTCGCGAATATACAATGAGGAAGGTGTGATTAAAAACTGGTGGAGCAAAGAAGACACGAAAATATATGAGCGTAAAATCGCAGCTATCCGCAAACAATACGAGGAAATCTCTCGGAAGGACGGATTTGTAATTGACGGAAACCTTTCGCTCTCTGAAAATTTAGCGGATGTCACCGGGATTGCAGTATGCGAAGACGCACTTCAGAAATATCATCGGCATGTATTCGATAATGTAAGCGATATAACGCGCGACGAGCATGTTCGCACGAGCTCTTTTTTGAATTTTTATACTTACTACGCGATACAAAACCGACAATATGCCAACTTCCGCGAAATACTGGTTCAAGTCCTCACCAATCCTCATTTGAACCTGAAAATACGAACAAATGTGCCGCTTATGCGAAGTAAGACTTTTCGTGATGTTCTCGAAATCAAGAAAGGTGATAAAATGTATAATGACAACTTTGATGTCGTGTTTTAGGCGACTGTGCGATGACTCGTTGAAAATAGGTATAAAATAAATAGTTTATTGTATATTATTGTAATAAATGGGAGCAAATCTCTCGATGGATATAAGTGCTGCTTTGCCTTCGACTGCACCCGGTTCGTCGCCTTTACTATTGCCAATGCTTACACCAACACCCGAAATTCACGCCCCATTGTCGATTCAAGACAAAACTCGGCTCGACACATTATTGATTCCGGAAGACCTGGTTGATATTCATATCGAAGGTGCTGCTGCTGCTGCTCCGGCTGTTAGTGAAGCAGCTGAAGGCGCGACTCTAGCAGAGAACTGCAGCGGCGGCGACAATAAACGTCGAAAACGGCACGGAAAGAAAAAACAAAATGAAACTACGACCACCACCGTGCCGATTCAAATCGAACGCACTATCGAACAACGGCGAGAACAAGTGAGGCCGATTATCGACAAACTCACCGAACTACAAATGAATATTTCTTATCCTGCGATTCGTGAGTTATACAAACAACTCAATCAGTTCGTTAAGACAGGTGAAGACTCGAAAATCAAAATACAGTTCCCTGAATTCAGCCGCAGAATTAAGGGCGAACTCACGAATGCCGTGTATAAACCGTGTTGGGTGAAGTTGGAGGTTGATTAAATTTAGGATGAATATATTATATATAGTTATTATATAGTTATATAAGTAAAATGTCATCAGCACAACGATCCCCATACGAACCGCTTAACCGTGCCGTCCGGGAAAGTCGTCGCCGTCTTATTGGCTATATGACGGGAGGGGAGAAGTCTATTTTTGCAAAGATATATGTATATACCGACCGAAATTCGAAATTTAGTCCTATTCCATTAACTAAAACAGATATAGCTTATCTTGAACACGCGTATGTTTTCGTCACGATACCTCCTCCTCCTCCTCGTATAATTGACCCAGTAGAAGTTGTTAGAGCTTATACATTTAAAATAGATCAGATGTTGCAACCGATATATGATTCAGCGGGACACCCTATAACTAAAATAAATAAGGAAACGCTGGCAGATATGGTTGACCGTGGTCTCATTTATTCTCACATCAACCAAACAACCGGAATTATGGAATATTGGTATTTGGTACAAGACTTAGATATTATAAGTAGGGTTGCCACGCAAAATGAGGATGTTGAACAGGGATATATACAGTTAGTTAAGACTGGTGGTGATAGTGGATTTAACCCTGTTAGCCGCGAAGATATGTTTCCTAGTAAAGGTGGCAATAAATGTTTGTTAAAACCTAAATCAAATAAACGAAAGAAAAAACAGAACAAACGTAATAGTCGTCGTCGTTATAGAAGTCGCAAGCACTAAAACACAATATTGTCATCAATCCATTTTTTGATGCGAATATTCACTGGCGATTCGTGAGCTATACAAAGAACTTCAACCAGTTCGTTAAGACAGGTGAAGACTCGAAAATCAAAATACATTTCCCTGAATTCAGCCGCAGAATTAAGGGTGAACTCACGAATGCCGTGTATAAACCGTGTTGGGTGAAATTGGAGATGATGTAAGTAACAATAACAATAATATATTATCAATTTATATATTATATTATTCATCAATGGTTCGCCATATTCATCAATATGGTGGAACAAAAATAAGTATTCGAGACGATACGACAGAACAGTGGAAGCCGACGACTGACCGAAAAATCATTTCTGAAAAAATTATGAAGAACCTTGTCTCATTAAGAACAATTGCCTCCGACTCAAAACATTCAATGGTTTTATTAGGCACGTTAAACCCGGATGGTGATATACGAAAACGAAGTCAAATATATAAGGATGATGAAACTAGGTCACTATTTACTCTGGAAGAGAGAGCCGATAGACCGGAATACGTAGAAGAAGGAAAAATAGACACAGGTGTAGTTATGAAAATATCACTTGTTACTTTCTCACCCCAGGTGGTAGAATGGAAACACGTTGTTAAAAAAACAACAACAAGGAAAGAAATAGCCAGAGAGGTAGAAATTCAACACACGGTTGCTATGCGTATGTTATGTGGACAAAAAGCAAGCGACATCATTCCAGATATTTTTTCGGATTGTTTTTTGACGGTTGACGAAATTACTACACAATTACCAGATCGGCTACAAGACGAGTTAACAATAGAGATTGTTGACTGGATTAAAACTACAGCTAGAAGACATTCGTGTGATATTCATATTGCGTTTATGGATTATGTTGATGGTTATGATACATTTACATCTTTTTATACAAAGACACCCATCCTAACAGAACAACTTCCTACTTTATATCAAGCTGTCGCTGTGATACTGACATTATTATTGAAAGGACGAATTATGTCGTATGATTTTATTAAAAGTAACTTACTTGTAAAAGATTCTAAAGTTATGTGCTTAGACTTAGGACGGATTTATGATTTCAGTAATGATACGACCCTTGGAGATTTAAAAACGTGCATGAATAAGTTTGTCGGTTCAAACGAAAACGAAGATTCGAAGATTTTTGATAAGTTCTTCAATGTTGAACACACAAAAGAGGCTTTGGACATCAAAGTTTCCAAGGTGTATGAACGATTATTAAAAAAACCCGACGACGAAGTTTATAGATTTTCAAGTCTTTCTCTTGATGATAAGCGTAAATTCGTATACGAGACACTCATTTTTCTCGCTTTTATCGATGGTATTACAAATAAGGTAACATATGGATTACATATTTCTGATAACAACACTATTATGTTTTCTCATGTATTGCGTCGTGTTTTTTATTCTATTAATGGCGATGCACTTTTTAGAAATTTTGATACATTTTTAAGTACATTTACAATCGATTATGATGAATTTCGTAGATTAAACCCGGATTTGGTTGACAATATGAATATAGCATTAGACGAAATAAGTCGACGCTTAGCCGTTATGCTGGGAGAGTGTCCATCACGACACTATGACCCATCTTACTTTGATTTTTCAGAATCCGTCTCAGACCCAGCCTCCTCCTCCTCCGCCGCCACCGCCGCCGCCGCAAATTCTAACCCCAATGGTTTCACCCGATTTGGCCCAACACTAGCCCATGGCGGCATCTTCGATGGCGACCCCACATCAGGATTGGGTGGCTCTAAACGCCTCCGCCGTCGTAATTCTAACAAAAAAAGAAAACATAAATCGCGTAATAAACAAACGCGTCGCCGTCGCCGTCGTAATTCAACCCGTCGTCGCGTGACACGCCATCATTAAAACACAATATTGTCATCAATCCATTTTTTGATGCGAATATTCACTGGCTCTAGAATTTTATTCAACCCTTCTATGTAATTCAAATAATACTGGGTGTCATTTTGGATTTTCAGGAGCGTATGGTAAATAATCGTATAATCTTCTTGGGAATACATTTCGGTGATTTTAATGAATATCGCGTCAATATTCGTGTCGGCAAACGTATCCATCGGAACATTCACGCCGCCACCGCCACCGCCACCGCCACCGCCACCCGTAAGGGTATGGTTCTCTGTAGCTGTAGGAGCAGCAGCAGCAGAAGCAGCAGAAGAAAGGCGTCGCGCCAAATCCGGATTATCGAGCATCCCTTTATACATTTGAAGTGTATGAAGAATATGGATTTTATCGGTTTGATTATATGTTCTTATCAAGTTATTTATTCCAGTCTTGGCAAGTTCATTCAATAATGAAAACAAAGCAGCATTCTCGCCACCGCCGTTGGCAAGCACCGATTTATAGAATTTATTGAACCGAGAGAATACATTGTATAAGTAAAACACGTCCTCTTTCTTGTCATTATTATACCATCTACGAACATTCTGCGTATATCCAGGCAACTGAACCATCAATATATTATTATGTATTGTTAGTTTACTTCCAATCGGATAAAAAGCAAGAAACCCGATTTGAAGTAACGCCTGAAGGGGCTCAAGTATCGTCTCAAATCGTTCTTTCGGTTTTTTCAATTGTCCAGCGATGAATTGTAGTGTGCTTTGCATATTGCTATACTTCATTCTGATATATATTTAGACTGTTTTATGTTCCGATACGTCAAATCGTATATTTCCAGACGACAATGATGCCGACATCGACATCGACATGGACATCGACTTATGAAGAAAAATATTCGTAGACTGAAAACAAGTATGTTGTGTATTATGAGGTATGTCGTATTTTTCGCACCACGCGATACATTTCATTACATTCGCCCGCTTATATTGTTCTAACTTTTCAGCATTACGGTGATTTGTTATGATTGACAATGTAGATGTAATATTTTCAATCTGCTGAAAACTCACGATAGCATTCATCTCCTCAATCCGATTTAAAAAATATAGGTCGTGTTCAAATGGTAAAAATGATGAAACACTGTCATCCCCTTCCTCCATAAGCGACGGAAATATACTTTCGAATTGCCTTATAATTTCTCTCGAATCCGTTATTTTGAAACCTTGACATACTACATATTTTTCGGAATTCGCTACACGACTTGTATATGGTTTTACAATCGATACGTTATGATAGTAATAACTAAGAATATATAATATATCTACAGTTGTCTTATGAAAGACGTCAAATATTTTCAATATAAATGTGCCACCCGGCTTCTGTATTGCCAGGGCATAATATACTTCACACAATATCAATTGAGTTGCCATTCGCTCTTGTCGGTTGAAGTCTACTGAAAAATCAAACCCACCATCCGCCGTAACAATATCCATATTATTTTTATATTTTTCGGCACAATAAAGGAAATTCTCTAATGAAATTAGATTCCCCGTCTTATCTGCTCCATTTTCAATGATTACTGTGGGATGGTTTTCTAAAAACGTGCGTGTTTTCTTCCAACCCGGGCATATGGGGTCATCATTGACGAGTGTCATTCCATAATACCGGTCATTTGCGTATATAGTGCTCGCTTCATTTTGAGTATCGAAAATACGGCGCGATAATTTCATGTATTCTTGTTCTTTCATATATTCGTCGTGGAATTCGGTATTTCGTTTAAGAATTTGTATCGGTGCCGATGCCGATGCCGATGCCGATGCCGACGCCGATGCCGATGCCGATGCCGACGCCGATGCCGACGCCGACGTGGTATTACCTTCGGTTTGTCGTGCCGTCGTCTGCACACGCCGCTGATACTCTGTTCCTCGTAAATAAGCAATTGCTTCTATAAACCCACCCGGCCCTTCTGCCAGATGAAATGTCTTAATGCCCGCTTTACTATCAGGTTGCGGGACATATGTATGCTCATACTGAGATAAAATGTTATTGTTTTTCACGATTTCAATCATCTTGTAAAACGAACGCGACAATGGTCGCAATTTACTAATATTTGTTTTATTCCCGCTAATGTTACTATGTATATACTCATATGGATTCGTGAATTTTTTGATATTATCCCACGTGTCTTGGTATTTCTCTATCTGTTGTTTGATATCGCATAGATGTGAATATATCGAGGAGGAGATATATACGCGATTTTCGCGATTACGAGCAATATTCAGAGCAAGAGGGGTATATTCCAGGTCAGATTCAACAACGAGGTCTACTTGAGGCAATAAAAAATAATTAAAGTAAGACAATACTGGCCCCGATTGGTTCGTTTTATTATATTGTTCTGGAGTTTCGATTGTTTCTGTTATATTGCTGATACAACCCGACGACGACGACGACGACGGTAACACAGGTTTAAAACAATTTTTTGGGGATTTTTTAAACATGTATATCGATTATATTTCTACTTGAAATGTTTATAAGTTCGTTTTCTTCTTCGTTTGTCGTTTCGGTTTCGCAGGTTCGGCGGCAGCAGCAGCAGCGGCAGCAGGAGGATTATCGATGTCAGCCTGTTCCGCGGCGGATGCCTTTTTTGTGCGTTTTTGTATTTTTTTCTCGATTTGTTCAATTGGAGCGGATGGTTCGATTGCCGCTTCTGACGCTGCTGCTGACGCTGCTGCTGCCGTAGGAGCTTTTAATGTAGACACTCGTTTCAGTTTGGGTTTGGGTTTGTTTTTCTGTGTAGTAGCGGCAGCGGCAGCGGCAACAACCGGAGCAGAAGTAGAACCAGTAGCCGCGGTTATCGCTTCGAACATATCAGCTTCCTTTTGTTTTTCGATAATATGTGCTGCTATCGCCGGTTTCGAAGCAACATCAATCGGCCGTGATGCTTTCGCGATTTTTTCAAGAGCAGAACTTTCATCCGCGGCTTCCAAACTCGCTTCTCCCGCACGGTTCTGCTCTTCTTGAAGTCCAGCATAAGTCAAGAAACTGTTCTTTAATTGCTTTGCGTTGATATTACGGTTCTTACGGAATATAAAGTAACGATTATAGAATGAAATCTGTTTCTCTTCTGGTGACATATACATTGCTGACCCGTATTCTTGTTGACATCTGCGTTCCCAGTCGCCGCCGCCACCGCCACCTCCGCCACCGCCACCTCCGCCACCGCCGCCTTCGCGTTTCTTCTTACACTCCATTTCCATTTCGTGATACATCGTTTCGAATGTAGCGGTTCCGTCAGGCATCCGAAACATCAGCGTTGTTTCAGCCTCTTCCGGCGTAACAAGGTCAAACCCATAATTTTCAAGAAGCTGCGTCAAATAATCGAAATTGACGAGATATTCGCGGGTCGCCTTATTGATAGAATCCTGATATACCTCAATTTCATAACCAATACTACTACTATCCGGTTCAAATTCCGTCTGATGATATTTCTTGCGGACAGACCACATCTTCAGAGGGTCAGTAGCAGGGGCATCCCCGGCCGAAGAAGAAGAAGACGATAGAATGCTTAACTCCGACCCGCTCTCCATTCGTGCGAGTGCCTGGAATATGCGCACACCATCAAAGCAAGTCCCGATGAAATACCCGCCTAATTTCGTGCATTCGGATACATTTTGTAGAAAGGTATGAACCTTCACAATATTTTCAAAGAAGTAGTGAATCGCGAACTGAACCGAGCACACATCAAACCCGTCCGCTCCTCGGCCATAATGAGGATAAACACCGCGACCTAATATACTTGCGTCTTTTGCGCCTTCGCCGAATATCGCGCGTGAAATAAGTCGATATCTCTCACTAATCGCGGCCTGACCGCTGCGGATTTCTTTACTGCTGTCTCCGTGTATAAATACTGCGTCTGGAATATTGCGTTTTCGTTTTTTCGTGTCGAGATATCGTGCACATACACCATCAAACTTGTGTTCGAGATTATCTTTTGAATAGTCAAGACCGAATACGAACCCGAGTTTTGCTGCGACCCATTTGGGTAAGTCGCCGCCTTTTCCAACAGCAAGGTCGATAAGTGAATTCCCAGGACGAGCAACGCTCATAATCAGTTTGCGTTTCACATATAAATTATGGAAATCACGCATCCCTTTTGTTAGTGTGCGTATCTTGGTTCCACGCCCAACATCAATGCCGCCGCCGCTGCCGCCGCTGCCGCTTCCACTGCCGCCACCGTGCCCCATTGTTTCGGCATTATTATAATAAATGTCGTCATTTGACAGTTCATCCGGAATACCGTCACCAGTCATAATCATTTCCGGTGTAATCGCGTTATGTATCGAATGCCAGTTATTATTCGCGACGTGATATGCGTTTCCATAATTCTTTCCTCCAGCACGATACTCAGCAGTTTTATCGTGGCGAACGCGTAATGCTGACCATCGCCAATGAACCGGCTGAGTTTGGTCGTAACTGAACTCCACAATTGTTTCATCTTGAATAATGTCATTTTCGAGGGTCATCATCTGACTAACACCGGCTTCATCTGGGCGTAACATCACGTGGCAGATATGTGCGTCATTATCATAAGGATATGTTGGATAAAATGGTGCGGGTTTATAAGTATCGCCGCCGCCGCCACTGCCGCCGCCGGCATCGCCACTTCTACTTTCAGCTGACACTACCGCTGCTCCTTCAATCAAGGAAACACACGGGTTCAGATAGCCGTGTTTTCGCTCGTCATACCCAACACGCAATACAAGTGTTTTATATTGCTGGACTTGAAGACAACGCGACATATCAACACCGGATTTGAAAATGTTACTGACAAGGTCTTCATTGTCTTCGCCCTTCTTCGTAGTGACAAGGAAGTCGATGGTGTTCATATGCGCCGGTTTCCATTTGAACGAATATTCCCAAGTGGATTTATATAATGGGCCAGGCGACGAAGTATCATTTCTCTCGACACTTCCAACTCCGAAATCAACAGGAGTAAATATCAGGCCATCTGTGTGATACTCGAATTGGTGCTCCGCCGCCTTCTTTAGAATTAAAGCACAACAGTCGAAGATGGTTTTGCCGGCTGCTGCTCCCGGAGTCGAGATTTCAAATTTCTTCGTTTCGATACGAATCGGTGGAAGTGAATCCGCACCGCCAGAAACACACTTCAGTTCAAGATTTTTCACGACACTTTCCATTAAAGGAAGGCGATAATTAGTAAGCACTTCTTCTTCGTTCATTGGGTAGAACAACCGCGAACGAACATCTGCCTTATGAACGAAATAGACATCGAACACGAGGAATAAATTAATGTAATCGCCGCTTTTGTTATGAAGAATATGCTCGCCGTCTAGTAATGTATTGTGTAATTTGGTATTCAATGAGACAGCACCCGTGAATTGAAAGTTCATATTCGTATCGATGAGATACACGTGACCGGTTTTCGGGGCAACAAAGATGAGTTTTCTCTGTCCATCCGCCTTTTCAGTGACCGAATAATTCAGTCGAATATTTGGGACTTTTGAATCGGGGTCAATTGGCTGAATGTTTTGCATTTGAAGAGTATATGAAGCGGGGCCGATGAAATGTTTGGGACGCAGGTGTAACCCGCCACTCCCGCTGTTTCGTTCGCGTTCCCGTTCCCGTTCCCGTTCGCGCTTGTCTCGCTCACGCTGTCGTTCACGCTCGATAGCGTCTTTGTCTTTGACTTTGCCTTTGTCCTTGTCCTTTCCTGTGCCGCGTTCACGTTCACGCTCGCGTTCGTCGTCGTCATCGCTGTCTCCTCCCAGTTTTTCATCCGGATATAATAACTCGTAATATCGTCTCTGAACTCCGCGAATATCAGAAGCCGACACCGGGTAGTTGGTGCCTTGAAACCCAGACATAACAATCTTAATCATTTTGCGAAGATTATCCAGTAAATACTGCGGATGATTAAAAGCAGTTCCGGGTCCAACAAGGTCGTTGATAACCTCTATCTCAATCTCATAACGAATCGGGCTTTCGAGCACTTTTGCCGCTTCAAATGTCGACGCTGAAATATATCCTGTCTGGTCTTTATGCGATTCTTTGACAACACTCATATCGATTTGAAAGGGGAAATCCGGATGCTTCAATGTGCTTCGGTTGATATAACGAAAGGTCTTCTTGTTGTCATTCCACGATTTCAATATCGACCTTGCTAGCGTGCTAGTATTGGCAATACGCTTTTCGCGTTGATAACTCACCTTGAAATTAAAGTCGTCGAAAATGACCGGATGAATTGTTTCTCCGGATGAGGATTTCGCATATAGCTTCTGCGTGAATAGACAGTATCTCTCGTCGGGTGTATTCGTTTTACAATAATTCTGAACATCGTTGATTCCGTGGATTTCGGCACGAATGAGTGAAAGCTTTGTCTGTCCGGTCTTCTGGTCGATGAATTCGTTCTGGATTTTCAACGAATACGCGTTTTTCTTGAGGAACGAAAATCCGCTCGAGAGTAGTTTTTGAAGAACTCCGTCGAAATTTTCGCGAGTGGTGGGCCAATTTCCGCGTGTTCCGAATCGTATTTCTAATTCAGGTATTCCATCTGTCTTATCGATGATAGTTTCTAAATAATGTTTTATAATAGTAGAAAAGTCTGATTGCTTCGCCGACGCCGATTCTCTTGCTGACAGCGAAACTTCACCGTGTTTCCTCGGCATTATATATATATGAATATGATATATTATTTAATTCATATATATACTTCAATTTTATAGACATCGACATATGGCTTCATATAGCTCGGGTTTTGTTTTACGCTTTTCACTGCCGATTGACCCGAACTTTCCGGGGGTTATTGTCGACACTGGCAGCCCGAGTTTTGTCGAAATGTCGATTAGGTCTTGTAATTTGTATGCTGATATCGGGCGAATTGGTGCAGAAATACTCTCCATTCGCCAATAATTCGCCCGAATGTAAGCAATATAATTCGATATTGACGCTGGACGAGAGGTCAAATACAAACCAAAATGCCCGTTTATCTTTTCGATTATAAATGGCACAATATCGCCGCCGTCGTTGATGTCGTAGAATTTACGGCCTTGAACAATATACACAGATAGCGATTTACATACGGCAATTCCGTGAAATGTTTCTAATGTAATAAATGGTTTATGGACGAGACTTTCTTCGATATCACTCAATTTCAGCTTATTCGCTTTTAGTTTGGTTTTATTTTCACGCAATAATTCGATAAGCTCGAATTTAAATCGGTTTGCTTCGGTATAATAATTTTCGATTGTTTCGAATTGTTCGACACCATATATCATAATATACATTGACCATAATAAAGTGTCTTTTTTCATTGCGTCATTTCCGTGTTTGTTTGTATTCGTGTATGCATAAGGTTTCATCATATCAGGATGAAATTGTTGTTCTTGGACGCTCTCGCGGTCTGTGACACTGTCGTGGTCGGTGTTGCTTTCCAGGTCGGTGTTGCTTTCCAGGTCGGTGTTGCTTTCCAGGTCGCTCGCCACTGCCGTTGCCGTTGCCGTTGCCGTCGCGGCCGCTCTCGGCATCAATGTAACAAATGATTTATCCGGTAAACTATTCTCTTTCGTGACGATGTCATAAGATATAATACTCATATTTTCACTTGTAAACGAATATGAGTTATAGAGACAAGGAACGATGATTGACATCGCGACGATATGTCTGATTATATTTTATTCACAATATATCTTTATGCTCTTATGCTTTCGTATCAAAAAATTCCTTGGTCAAGCTCATTTTCTGTTCCTCGATTTCACTTAGATGTTTCTCTTGATGAATCACATAATTCATATACTCATACAATTCTTGTAACAGGTCATTGTTTAATTTGGTTATATTCACAAAGACACCATTTTTATTCTCGTTAATTTGAGTATGTTTCGTGTGTAATATTCGCAGAATCTCAATTTGATGAACAATCGGCATATTTTCAATCCCGTCTTTTAATGCCATCAAATAATTGGTTTTGGCCTCACAATGCTGAGCAATCGACTGGATTTCGTTCATTGTAGTAAGGCTGGCAATTGCCGCACTTTGCGTCGATGATGATGATACCGATGACATTTCTACATATACAGACAATAAAAACTTTATACTCTTTCGTGTATCATATATCATGGGTTCTCTGCGTCCAATAACATTGCGATGATTGTAACATGTGTGTCGTGCAATACAAACCTGCGTCCGATGATTTTCACGGTCAATACATCGTTTTCTTCGATTCGGGAGAACAATTCGCATGACGAGGAAGCATTATGCATATCACGCGAAAGGAACACCTCGATTGGTGAAACATGGCCGGATGCTAGATGGCGTGCTCCAGCACGAATACCCGCGTGTGTGATGGTTCGTGCGACGCACTTAATCACTGTATTCTCATCCGGATAACATACCATACAGTCAGCAATAATGTCGAAAATGATATTTGCCGCGGCAAGTGTTCCACACGAATAGGATGATATCGATACGGAATTGGGACAAATATACCCTTCAATCGAGCATCGTCCTTCTACCATTTTGGCGAGTTCAGTTCGTAGTAGATGCACGACTATGGTAGATTTTGTGATTTTGTAAAAGGGGACAGAGAGCGTTCGACGAATTTGGCGTTTTACGAAGAGTGATGGGTCGCAATAGGGCTCGGGCACAGTCTCGGGCACAGTCTCGGGCACAGGTTCGGGCTCGGGCACAGGCACAGGCATCAGCACCGGGATTTCAATCGTAGAAACGACCGATGTCGCGGCTTTATCTTCTTGGTTATTTTTTGTTTTGGGTCGTATTATTCTTGTTGGTCGTTTCGCGGGTGCTGCTGCTGCTGCTGATGCCATTATCACGACGACTATATGAATTAAAGAAATGTGTTTATATTTGTATCAATTTTATTCGATTCGATTCCATTCCATTCCATTCCATTCCATTCCATTTCATTCCATTTCATTATACCAATTCGCCAATCACCGAAATCGCGTCGTCACCAATCTCAAACCTTTGCCCAATGACCCTTATACGTATCTCTTCTTCTTCTTGAAGGCGTGTGAAATCCGCGCGGTCATAATGATGGTCACGCGCTACAAATACGACAACAGGCGACTTCGGTTCGTTGAGTGTAGCACGAAGACCTGCGAGACTAATATTTTTAATAACACACGAAAATACGACGCCCTCCACGAGAGAGCACGCTTCGCATTCATAGACCACATCGAAAATGGCGTTCTTTCCGTGAAGATATCCATTCGAATAGGTAAGTATTTTGACACTATTCGGACGAATAAATCCTTCGGCCATACACTTTCCTTCTACGATTTTCGAGAGAATATGATTGAGTGTATCTTTGACATTACGCCCTATAATTCGAAATGGAACTTCTATTTTGCGTGTAAGTAAGATAGTCGTATATATACCCAACTTAGGTGCTCCGGATACTGCGCCAGTACCAGCACCTGACGGAGCTGGTTTACCAAATTTAGATACTCTTGCGATTGTATTCATTGTTGTAGTCTACAATTATATATACAATTATAATTTATTTCTCTATATGTAATCTCTCGATATCGCATAATAACGCCTCGCACGGCGTAAAAAACCATTTACGACCGTTGACCGCCTTTCGATTGAATGTTCGCAGTAAAAATTCTTGGAATACACATAACTCTTTCTGGGTTCTCATTTTCGTGTTTTCTGCCGTGAGTTTATATTCGTCGCCTTGGGTCGCGGGAAACTGCGACAACACTGTATTAATAATGGTAATCGCGTCGGTTTTACCCGATTGGTCGCATCGAGCCCCCTTATCGCGCTTCTTCGACATCACTTTGACTTTGAACACCAAGTATCCCATTTTAAACAATGAAACAAAACCGACGACCATATTCATTTTCCTGATTTGTTCGGTTTGGACTTTCGCTAAAAGAAGCTCGAAGTCGCGTTCATCTTCCGGTTCAGCGGTCGTCCAATTCGATGTTTCATAACGCAACACAACGAGTTCGAACATTTCTTTTTTTGCCTTGTTAAATAGGAGCATTCCTTTATCTTCGGGAGCGGTGGCGGCGGATGCGGCGGATGCGGCGGCGGCGGCGGCTCGTCGTCCTACTAATGGTCGATGTATCACTTGTTGCGAATAATACTGTAATAACATCCGCTCAAATGGCGGTAGGGTCGCGACTCTCGGAGCTCCTGCTGATGCTGCCGCTCCTTGTATTTCCATTGAACGATTATTCTTCTCATACAAATAATTAAGCAGCGTCATTGATTCATCAAACGAGAGATGTTCGAGTAAATTGGCGATGATGAGCTCGTATAGGTCTTCTTTCGATATTTGAAATTCCTCCGTTTGAGAGATTTGCTCGATAACCTTGCCACAATAGTAATACCACTCATCCTGTTCCTTTGTCGGTTTTTCATATACAGTTTTACACGTTTCAAATGTATCCATTAGCATTGTTATTGTTTCTTCTGCTGTATTCGCGGGTTCGTCGGCTTCGGCGGCATCGGGGGCGGCAGCATCGACGGCGGCGGGGGCAGCAGCAGCCGCAGCAGGAGCGACCTGCGGTTTAGTTGCCAGTATTTTTTCAACCACCTTCTTATTCGGGACGGCAGCGGACGCGGACGCGGACGCCACTGGCAGAATACCCAAATAATCCTCCGTTATATTTTCTGGAAGAGGATATTCTATCGCGGCGTGCTTATAAGGAACAGGAACACTTCGCTCGTAGATACTGATACGCTTATCCGTCAATTCAATCGGCTGAAATAAATAATAGTCCCCGACATTGACGAGTCGGCCGAGACGACCATATTTGTCATTTACATATTCGTTTGTGTCGGTGACCATCTGTGTGAGTGCTAGATTAATCTGTGCGATTGGATAATGGCGAACCGCGTTTACATGCGCTATGATACCATTCGGGCCGGTCTTTTTATAGAAAAAAGCATCCTTATATAAATCGCGTATTTTATGTATGATTTTATCTAAATTCATCGACATAAATTTCTCGTTGAATGTATCAACACGAACATCGCTCTCGCCGTTGCCGTTGCCGTTGCCACCGTTGCCGCCGTCACCGTCACTGTCACTGTCGCTGTCTACGCCATACAAATCATTCTGTTCTTGTATCGGTCGCCCATTTGAAAATGTCGGGCGGCATACGTATTCACAGCGTTCCATATAATCGCATAATGCCGAATAAGGTCGTGCGCCCACTTGATAGCTGATTTGCTTGCGTGACGAGAGATTCTGCTGGACGACCTGATTGAGTTGTGCCGCGGTTTGTGTATTGTGTTGAACATTAAGAAGGCAGTCAACCGCCGATGTGCGGAGCACACGAGAGACGGCTCCAATCTTTACCGCCTTGAATTCGGAGAGTCGGTATAAATAAAGGTCGATAGCTTCAATATCCGGGTTCGAGAGAATTGACCCGTATAAATACAATTCCACATTTCGTTGAGAGAATGGAAGACGTTTATGACTACAATTACGGATAGCTCGACCAATAATTTGCTCGAGTAGATTCATATTATACCACGGTTCAAGGATATGAACCTGGCGAATATTTTTAAAGTCGAGGCCTTCACTTCCCGCAACAGAGATAATAACGACCTTCACATTTTCGCCGTATGTATTATTTTCGTTCGTGAGTGCCTTCAGTTCATATAAATTGTCCGGAGAGATGGTCGGGTCGCCTGTGATAACCGAATATCGGGCTGGGTGAAAGGGTTGGTTCGGGAATTGAAGTTGGTGTTGGCGATAAGAGAGCATCGTAATTGAATCGATGTTCTGCGTGGGCTTGTTACGAAAAAGCGACGAATTCCCGCCAGCCACGCTATAGCGTGTAAACCCGAGTTCTTCTAACGCAAGAGCGATAGGCACAACCCCGCCGTCAATATACTGACTATACACGAGGATTATCCCGTCACTCGTCATAATCTTGTCTGTAATATTCTTGATTTTCGCGGAATAACGCCCGATATTTTCTGGCGCGAATATCCGCGACGATGCTTTTGTCGTTGTTTCGCCGCTAGGTAATTTAAACGCGCGTGTGAATTCGGGGCGGTATTCGAAATTCAAACGCATGGATGGGTTGCCAACCTCTTCATAGGACATAATATATCGCAACCCTTCTTTACCGATACACGCTGTAATATCGAACTCGTCGTTTGGATTGTTGATATACTCGATGAGAGATGGATGTGGATATACAATATTCAGTGCTTCAAGCGGCTTTTGGACGGCAGCATATCCAATTGTATCCATATTTTCAAATGACGGGAAATCTTCGGTTTCGACTACTGTAGATTCGTTGATTTCGGCGGGGACGACGGCGGCGGCGGCAGCGGCCTTTTTGCCCTTGCCCTTACCCTTGCCCTTGCCATTGCCTTCTGCTTCTGCTTCCGCCGCTTCCGCCACCGCCGCTTTCTTCCGCCGAACCATTGCTCTCTTCTTGTAAAGATACATTGCTTTCATATCATTGATAGTAAAACGATACGCCGCCTCTTGAATATCACCAACACGCGTAATATATACATCAATGTGTTCAATCGGCTGGTCAATATGGCGACCGTTTAATTGAGTGCGTGGATACCCGCCACCGCGTAAACGCTCTAAAAGCGAGAATTCGGGCGAGTGCTCTCTCGGATATATCCGGTAAGGAAATGTATACGGGTTCTCACCACGCACAAATGAAACATATCCCGTCGCCTTACGAACCAGCAAATCCTTTCCAATCTCTCGACCATCCGAATCCACACGAAAATTACCGCGGTCATCGAATACATCCGCGATATCTATCGTGGCACGCCGGTCATTCAAGTTCATCAAGTTAATGAGCCATACAATCTCCTTATAACTGTTATACATCGGTGTGCCTGATAACAGTAACAGCCGCACATTGTTTACCTTTTGAACGATTTGATATAATATCTTGGCAACGCGTTTATCGCGGTTATCGTCAGTAATGCGAATATTGTGAACCTCGTCGATAATAATAAGTGTATTCGCAAATAATTTACGCAACTTCGCGACAGAAAGCGACTCGATGGCGAGAGTCTCCATTTCCGCAGCTTTCACGACATCCGCGGCAGATTTACGGCCTTTTTTGGCCGCGGCCGCCCCTGCCGCCGCTCCCGCCGCCGCCGAGTTGGCCTTCCTGCGGCGAGATTCTTCTATGACAGCATCATCTTGCGAAATTCCGATACTCGACGCTTGTGTTCGTGCATAATTCGCGAATTCGTTATACCCGAAAAATAAGTAATGCGATGAAATAAGCCGCTGAATTTGTTTAACGATTTTGTCTCTGGTCAAGCCCTTCATATTCATCGGGTTGATTTCCTTGATGAATTTGTTGCCAGTGCACGCACGAATGTTCCATACACCTGGCTCAATCTCTCGAAGTTCGCGTTCATCAAACAACTGAAGGCGGAAATTCTCTTGAACATTTGGCGAAGCAATGACGATGATTTGTTGCGTAATCCCCATCTGTTTCATATAATCTCGCATTTCCTCCGCCACGCTGATTGCCGAACACGTCTTTCCAGTGCCGAGACCGTGATATAAAAGCAAACTGTTATATGGCGTCTCTACCGAGAGAAAGTTACGGACAAATTGCTGGTTCGGAGCGAGTTCGATTTGAGCATTACACAAAATCTCCGCTTCTTCTTCTACATTTTTCGTATTATCGACATCCATCTTTGTATCGAAGAATTCCTTTCGAAGGGCGATTTTGGTATTGAAATTGGGGTCGTTAAGTGTAGGGTAGAGGCCATCCATAGCTTTGGCGGCGTCGTCCTCGCCCTCGCCCACGCCCACGCCCTCGCCCACGCCACGCGATAATCCAATATCGTGGAATATCATCTCTCGTTCAAGCAATTCTTTCTTTAAGAGGAGTTTATTGAACTCCTTACTAAATGGATTATTAAGCTCTTCGGGTTTCAGGCGTTTTCGTCCTTCTTCCAAGTCGCGGTTCATTGCCGCGATACGGCTTTTTGGGTCGATAGGTTTCGGTTTCGGTTTCGGTTTAATGGTGCGGGGGGGCTTACCGCTGGCAGCGACTCCCGTTCCCGAAGCAATCACCGCCGCCGGATTATCTGGCATAGCAGCGAGATTTGCAGCAGCAACCGACGCTACAGATATATCGATTGGGACATTTTCTTGTTCTTCAGCCATTTATTATTATTATTATTATATCAATGAAACAACAGTCCTTTATATATCTACACGAAATAAAAAGGACTTAATATATTCTATAGCGGGACAATATGTTATTGACTTTACGAACAATCCCAATTTTTTCTAAATTGTAGGGGCGTATCGTCTCGATACACTCGTCAAATGACATCCATTTCAATAGTCCTACCTCCATAATGTCGTGTGCCTTTTTCGGCTTCTTATCTAAATCCACCATCGCCAGAAAATACTTCTGTTTATAACACTTCATATCCGACCCCATAAATATCTCTTCAAACGGCGCGATATTTTGTATCACATTATCAATCCCAATATCATACCCAGTCTCTTCGAGGCATTCTCTCAAAGCACACGGCAAGTCTTTTTCGTTATAATTACGACGCCCTTTCGGAAATCCCCATTCTGTTTCCGTCCACCGGGTTGTCGAGTCTTCAATGAATTGATGAAGTGTCTTTATGCGTCCATCCTTGGTGCGTATTCCACCGAGAACCTGGCGGTATTTCTCAAACGAAATATGCTCTTCGTTTTTATATTGGCTGCCTCTCGTGTATTCCCCCCATAACAACCGCCATAATTGCTCGAAAGTGAGACGCAACAGGTTCGCTTTTTCGGTCATCGTCATTTCGTCGATAATTCGTTGGATATACGCTTCGTCGTTGAGAGAATATTTGCCACGGACGAAATCAACGAAACCGAAAGAGTCGCGGCGGCGTATCATTAGAAACTCGGGGCCGGAATCACCACAACGAAACGCGATGACGCCGATACTTGTAATTGGGGCTCGGCAATTATTATACACGTGATTTGTGCGGTTACAATTGTTACAGAAATACTTGGTTGTATCGCCGCCTCCTCCGCCGCCGCTGCCCCCTCCCCCGCCAGTTTCATTCAGGGTTGATTTGACTGACCCGCCGCCTCCGTTGCCCCCGCCACCCCCGGCATTTCTACTTCGATGGTTACGCAATTGACTAATCTCCAGATACGATAAAGCACATTTAGGATTATTTACTTTTTGTTCTTCTACATCTATTACTTCGGCTGCCGCTACCGCTACCGCTGCCGCTACCGCTACCGCTGCCGCTGCCGCTGCCGCTTGTGCGTGTGCTTGCTCCATTTTTGAATTCGCTTATCGTAGTTCTATTATTGTTTTTATGTCATTTCATAATAAGCAGCGACAATGCTCAAACTTGACGCGACGGTATGGGGACCTCAATACTGGTTCGTGTTGATGACTGCTGCTGTCAATTATCCAGACCACGTCAATGATGTCACCCGTAAAAAATATTATGATTTCATCCATAATTTCTCAATGCTTATTCCACACCCCGAGATGTCGGCGGAATTTGACCGAATGCTCGATAAATACCCGGTCACGCCATATTTAGACAGCCGCGATTCATTTATTCGATGGGTTCATTTCATTCATAATCGGTATAATGTTCTCTTGATGAAGGATGAGATGTCTTTACACGACGCACTCGAGAGATATTATCTACATTATCGCCCAAGGTCTGTTCGAATACTGGAAGAGCTGAAATATCGAGAGAAACTCGTCTATCTCTTATTACTAGCAGGATTAGGGTATGCTGCCTATTATTATCATAATCGGTGAAACGGTCTGTTGTTTATATCGTGCGAAATATTCGAGACTATATATAACTTATCAACATACTGTCGAATACGAAATGGTAAAAACCGAATATATCGTATTTCTTATAACTGCTGCTCTTATTGTTAATACATACTACGATGGACAACCGTTAAAGATGTTTCAAACGAACCAGAAGTGGATTAAAATGGCGACATTTGGGTTCATCGGTCTCTCGCTGTTTCTATTTTTGCGCCGCAATCCGGACAACTCTAGGCAGTTGTTATTTCACGCCAATGATATTATTAAGTATATGCCGATAAGCAAAGGAACGGCAGATATGATAACACCGTTTTTTGATATGACGGGGAGGGTTCCGCCCCCCAACGACGGTGGTCTAATGGCTGGTTCAATGGGGGCAAGAATGGCGCAACCGTCGTTGGGGGGCGGAACCCCCGGCGCAACCCCCGGCGGAACCCCCGGCGGAACCCCCGGCGCAACCCCCGCCGAGCGTCGTCTTCTCAACTCCGGTAAGGGCTCTAGCAAGCGAAGTGTAAGTGAAACAAAGAAAAAATATGTAGCAGCACAACAAGGGTGGAAATGCGGCGATTGTCAGCGACAACTTCCAGCTTGGTTTGAAGTTGACCACGTCATCGCTTTAGAACACGGCGGGTCTAACCACGTGGATAATTTAGTCGCATTATGCCGCGATTGTCACGGGAAGAAAACCGCGATGTCGTTTTTATAAACTATTCTGTTGGATATGCTCTTTGCGAATCGTAGGCATTGCGACATTATTATATCTTATAATAATAACTGGGTATTGTTATCATTATACATAATAGTAGTAAATGGCTGACGCTGACGCTGGAAATGATAATAGTTCACAAGTTATCGGTGTCACTACATCGCAATCCAATATTAACAAATCTTCTTCCGGTTTATTGAACTATATCCCAATCATTATTCTAGCTATCATATTACTCATCGGGTTTGTTACGTGGGACTTAATGATGGGTAATTGGCAAATCTTTGTATCACTCATTCTTACATTTATTTACGTGGCTTATATTCATTATTTATCTCCAAAACGCTTTCTTGACATGAAGAAGGACGACAACCTTACAATATTACCACAAGCTCCATATGGCCGTATTGGAATATTTGATGGTCTTGGAGGGTCAGACATATTTATGCAATACGGAGTTCCATTGATTTTATTCGTCGCTGGTCTGGGAATGGGTATAGGTAGTATGTTATTATCCAACATAGACACTCGTGTCATAACACCCACAATGATAAGTATTGGTTCAATAATGTTAATTATAGGGTTTCTTCGGGGTGCTTGGGGTATATACAAAAAAATAAACAGCGACGGAGACGGTGGTTCAGTTTCTTTTCTGTCTGTTATCATATCAATTGCCGTTGGTATTCCATTGATTGTTCGGGGGAAACAACTTCAAGATAAAAATGATGAAATAAGTAATGACGCGAGTATCAGTAAGGATAAGCAGAATGAGATAACAGAAGGCATTGCCGATGTAGCGCTGGGAACAGGATTGTTTTTTCAGATTGTCGGTTTTATGGTGGCAGGTCATTTGATTTGGATAAACTCGAAAGATGTCCTTACTATGAAGACGAAATACATCATTGGACTTGTTATATTTGTCGTAATGTTTACATTATCGTCTATTTCTGTGGCAGCAAGCCAGAAAGATAAGAATATCCCTGGTGCTAGTGAATTAACTCCATACGGACAAAAGGTATATTTAGTTCACGGTATTATTTGGTTGATTGCTATGGTTGGTTTAATACTCACAATATTTGGACAGACTAAGCAATATGATTTTCATAATGTATTTCGATTTATATTAATTTTTATTGTAATTGGTGTCGGATATATTACATTTCCGACATTTATTCAAACAAACTTTATTGCACCCCCCTCTGCCGACGACAAGGATTTTGAAAAAAGCGAATATTATCAACAACTTCGAACAGAAGTTATAAAGGAATTGCAAAAAACAAATCCGAATGCAAGCACCGAAGGGGGCGAATTTAAAAAAGCAATAGAAAAACGACTTTCGGATGAAAAGAAACAATCAGAAACACCTACAACTGCTATGTTGTGGACTTCTGTCGGGGTTTCAATAATTATCGTAATATTTATCTTTTGGTCTACAAAAGAGAGACTCTACTTAGTGGGGAATGGTGATGACAAATTAATAAAACTAAAGATAGCCGATTTTAAGGACAAAATAATAAACGATAAAATGAATTCTGATGATTGGGATAAAGAATTGGGACAGAGTAATATTCCGTTGACGGTTCGTTTCGCCAAATGGTTTTCATTCATACCATTCCTATCGATGATTCTTCTCTTGTTGTGGGTCTCTGTTCTTTTCACAAATGTGAAAACATCTTCAAACACAACTCGTTGGATTGCCAGTAAATTCAGCGGCGATATGTTCCCACGCGTGAAAGAGCTCATCGACGCGTTTTTTATTGTTCTCATCGTCGGGTTTGTATTATGTGCGATTATGTTGCTTCCGTTTGTCAAAGAAATGAATATCGGTGGTCTCGAATCTATTCTCACATTCGCCGAGTCGGTTCAGGTGTGGCAGTTTAATAACAATGATGGTGATAAAGCGAAAGAAAATAGTATAGTAACAGGAGTATTCGGGGCAATTGGCGCGGTCATTGTTGTCCTCGGCGCTGGTTTATCGTGGTGGTGGAAATATTTAGGTGATAATAAAACCGATATTTTTGAAAATAAGACAAAACCCGTCGTCCCAGATAAATGGGGATGGGCAATCGCGGTCGTTGTTCTTCTCGCGGTATGGGCTATTCCTACTGGCTATCATTTACCGGCAGGAACTCACAAGGATTTTCAGAAGGAAAATATAGTGAAACGAATTTTGCGGTCGATTTTGACCACCGTCTACCTCGTTCCTTGGTTCATCATCGTTCTTTTCCGTCTTGGGTTATACAGTGTTGCTTCATTGTCCGGTTTACCTGACCTCGAAAAAAAACGCGATGATACGATTGAATTATTGAAATTCTGGAAGTGGGGTGATGGTGCTGATGATGTAAATAAACAATATGTCCCAGACCTTCGTTTGTTTCCGCTCGACGATAGCCCACCGAAACCGAAAGATGTGAGTTCAGTTCCTTTTACTGCCGCCGCCTCCGCCTCCGCCTCCGCCTCCGCCGCCGCCGATACGAATGCTCCCGCCGTTAGCTTCAATGAAACCAAAGTGAATGCTGTCGGGACGCTGATTAAAACACTACTTCTTACAATGGCATTCGTCATTGTGATTCTTGTGGTTGTCTATTATGTGTATAAGATTGATGCCGAGTTCGTCAATCCCGGCGGCGATGCTGCCAGTAAAGCATCCGGCGGGATAATGGCGAATCTAGACTCCCCCACTGCCCATATCATTTATTTTATTATTACAATCGTCGGTATCGCTGGTCTTGTCGCGTATCTCCGAGAGAAGTTCAAGACGGCCAATAACAATAAAAACCCGGAGGATTATTTGTTCGATGATATGAAAACAGAAGACGAGACCAAACCACTTCGTCAGCTCGCGTTCGGCGCTACGCATATCATCTATGTCATCCTGATGGTCATTGTCTGGGTATATGACCGCGACAAAGATGACAAGAGCAAAATGTCTGTAACCGGAATGACGGTTCTTGGTATTGCGATTCTCTTCTTTCATTACGGGCTTGAATTTATGGATACAATGAAAACGCGAGAACCGGGGGTGGCGGCGAAGGAAGAAGGGGAGGAGGCGGAGAAGAAGGAAGCGGCGGCCGCGGGAGAGAAACCCTCAGTGACCGACCTCTTCACGAATATTCGCTTCGTCATCAACACCGTGTTTTTCATCGTCCTCTGTGCCCTTGCCTATTATAAACAGCACGGAGCTATGGTCGCGTTAATCCTAGCAATGTTCATCTTTCATCTTACAAAGTCCGCACTCGGCGTGAAGTTATTGAAATTGTTATGGTTAGGTATTATTTATATTCCGTGTCTGTTCCTCGACCTCCTTCAGTCGTCTCAGGGAGCAGTCGGCGATACAACACGACCCATCTGGATTATTCTTGCTATCGAAATACTCCTTATTGCGATATTATATGGCGGCCCCTATCTCATCAATTATATCGGTGCGTCTGCTTCACAAATCGTCGCTGCCCCCGTTTCTTTGAAAGAGAAATATGACACAAACCTGACAACACAAAGCGAGCAAATCTTCATTTACCATAATACGGGTATGGACAGGACACCTGCCGACGATGCCGCCAACTG